ACCACCGGCACCGGCGGCTTGGCATAGATCGACGGCATCAGCACCGACGCATTGGCCCAGAACATCTGGAACTCTTTGTCCCGCGCCATGTTGGAGAGGCGGTCGAGTGAGGCGAACTGCTTGTCGATCTTGTCGCAGTGGTCGTTGTATTTCTCGAACGCATCCTCGCTTTCGGAGATCAGGTTCAACCAAGCATCGGCTTTCTTCGGTTCAATGGTCGGATCAAATTCGATGTCGTCGTGACGAAGGTCTTCGTCGTTGGTTTGGTCAGCCAATTTAAACTGCAATCATCACAAAATCATTCCTCGTCGTGGTTCAGGTGGCGGCGGGATCACGATCCCCTCGCTAAATACCTGCTTGATGATAGGTGTCCGCTTGAAGCCGCCGCGCCATGACTGCGCGAGATAGCGGAAGCTGTCGGCGTAATGGCTGGTCCAGTCGTGGACGGCGGAAGCGCGGAACGCTTTTTTCTCGTCGTCCCATTCTCTTCTGTACTGTTCGAGTGCGGTGATGGCTTCCTCGCATCGCGGATGAAACACGCTCAAGGGCAGTACCCTTCTGACCGCATTGATGCCGTCGCCGATCGTGGTCAGCGGCACCAGCATCGGATGCAGGCCAAGGCTCTGCATGGTTTCCACTCTGGTTCGCCCGGTGCCCCACTCCTTTATCTTGGCGTCGTGGGGGACAAAATCAGATCCACTTTTCCAGCCGTATTTGTGCGCTTTCGCCTCGATGACTTCCGCGAAGTGTTCGACGCCGACACCAGAAGCGGAATAGCAATCGAGTATGAAGCACTGCGCACCCACCGTCTGAAACCAAAAAATTGCGGTATCATCACGCACTCCCAAATCCCAAGACCTGTGGACCTGTGCGTTGGGATCGGCCTCGATCTCGGCAATCCGGTTTTCGTTGCGAACGGAAGCCATTTCCAAGGCGTAGAAGGCACCGAGAATTGCGGCGTTCCACGAACAGAGATATTCCTGCTGAAACTGCGCTCGGCCGATGTCCTCGCCGTACAGCGCGCAGTATTCCTTGAGCGCCTCATCCAGTTCGGCGTCACTCAGCGCTCCGGTGTCTCTGGCGGTTTGCAGTTCGCAGAACCAGTCCGGGCTTTGTGAAGCGTGGTCGAACAGGGCTTTGCAATGGTTGTGGCCTCGGGGAGTAGAAATAAAACACGCCCAGCCTTTGTTCTCAGCAAGCATTGGGCGGTGGTAGGCCCACGCAGAGGGATTAGCCAATGCCCACTCACTATAAGTAATTCCCGCAACGCCCGCGCCGACTGTCGCGTCGTAACGATCACTACCGATGATCTGCCAAGTCGAACCGTTCTTGAAGCGGATGAACATCTCGTTGTCACTGACGTTCTCCCTGATCGTCTCGGGGAAGACTTCATCGATCCTTCTTTTTCCCGTGTGGGCGTTGATCGCGGTCCAGATCGCCTTGCGACCCTGTAGAAACTCAGGAAGGCAATGCCAGTAGTTGCCGGGCCGCTTCATCGCGCTTACCGCCGCATGGTGCAGGCAGATTTCGTCCTTGCCCGCACGTCGGTGCCAGATCGCGAGCGCCCGGTCGCCGCCCTGATCCAGATAGGTCCACAGATTGGCTTGATGCGGGCGCGCCTGCCAGCCATTATGCGGAAGTTCTAGCTTCACTAACGTGGCCTATGGCGCAAGGGGAACTCACAACATGAAGAACACAATTCCAGAAAAGCTGGAGGCCGCCCGCGTCCTGCACGGGCCATACGCCAGCGATCCCAGCTACGGCATGACCGGCGCATTTGTCATGCAAGGCCCTAAGGGCTACGTCCTGCACATCATCTCCAGCGGCGTCGATAGTGAGTTCAACTGGGAACACGTCAGCGTCTCGGTCGAGCGCAGGCCACCAAACTGGGCTGAGATGTGCTTCGTCAAAGACCTGTTCTGGGATGATGAGGAATGCGTGATGCAGTTGCACCCGCCGAAAAGCGACTACGTCAACTGCCATCCCAACTGCCTGCATCTCTGGAAGCCAGTCGGACAAGACATCCCAAGGCCGCCGTCAGAACTGGTAGGACCGACAAACCAAGGGGAACTCACATGAGCAAGAACAGCAAGTGGTGGACCGAAGAAGAAGCCATCGCCCACATCGTCAAGACGACCGGCAAAACCCGCAGACAGGCACGCTTCGCGCTGGCAGAGGAAGTGGCGAAGGGCACGCTGCCCGCCACCGCGATCGATGCCACCGGCAAGCGCGTCAAGCTGCCGAAGGAGGAGGCCCGGACGGCGCTCGATGCCGGATGGCAACCGCTACCGGCGGAAGAGGCCGTCGAGTTGATGGACGAAAACCCCTCGCTGGTGCTGATGCCTTTGGCCGACTTCCTCAAGGGGCTTTCAAAGGAAGAACTGCTGGGCGAGTTGCGAAGCGGGAGGCTGATCGCGACCGGCTTTCACGAAACGTGGCAAGCAATGGAACGGGCGTCCAAAGGCCAGCCGCAGGACCGGGCGATCCGCGTCACCGACTTCGCGGTCCCGATGAACCGGGTGATCGACTGGATGACGAACCCAAAAACCCCACCCCACCTGATCGAGCAATTCCGCCAAGCCATCCACCGCACACCAAGTTAGGTCAGACCACCTGCTTGCGCGAAGCCCGCATCTTCTTCATGCGCTCCGCAGGCGTCATCGCAGCCTTGGTGTAGGCGGCAAGCTGGCGCTTCAGCATCGCAACCTCATCCTCCAGCGCCTCGATCAGAACGGCATTCTCACCGCAGGTCTTGCACCACGTTACGGTCTTCGTAACTTCATGCATTACGGCGGGCGTAACTGTTACGGGCTTCGTAACGCCCTTCATCGGCTGATCGCCGTCGTTGCAGACGCGGGACCAGTGACGCTCGCCACAGACGCGGCACTTCGGGGCTTCCATTAAATCAACATCCCATCCACATATTTCTCGTGGCTACCGTCATCTGAGGTTGTCGGGGAGGAAGTGACACACGGACGTTTTTTTGCTATGGCGCGAGGCCTCTCCCCTCCCTCTCTCCACAACCAACAGTGCAGAGAGCCTCCGATGCAAAAACTCAAAGGAAGCGGCACCACTTTCTCCACATCGGGAAAGCACTGGCAGCCCTTCCACTTCAACCCGCGCCTCGCCGCCAAGAAAGCCCGCCTGCACCGGCTGAAGGCCGCAGGCCTGACGCCACCCACCGACAAGGCCAGCATGCGCCAAGCCGGGGAACAGGCTGTCGCCGAGCATCCCGAAATCGTGGCTAAGTCGCGGAAACAGCGCGGGAATGTGGGCTGAACACGAACCACAACGCGGAAATGTAAGGCAATAACCGGTACCACTACTTGAACGACATTCAACCCCGACATAGCCCCCGGAGACCACCCCACCCTCCGATGCGAATGTCTAGCACTATCAAGGGCTTAGGTGGTGAGGTAATCCCTAGCTGCGGCAGGCATACGAACGATTACTTGTCGCAGTCGTCATCGTGCTCGATCGTCAGCGGATCGGAATGCTGAATGACATCAACGAGTTGACGGATGATGACTTGGATCGGTCCACCATCAGGACCAGCATGGACAACGTCAGCCTTGCCCCAGCCGCGATCCAGCAAGCTATTGGCTGCGACGACACGCGCAGCAGCAGGCGCTGCCTTCGATCTTGCAATCTGCGCCAGCACTCTTACGCTCATGTTTGAGTGAGATCGTGCCAGACTTCGAATATCGGTAAGTGCTCTCGCCATTTAGTTCCCGTCACACCCTGTCATCCGATGACCACTGTGATCACCATCATCATTGTCTTGGCTCTGATCGGCGCTGTCCTGACGTTGGCCGGTTATTGAGCCTTTTGCGTCGGTCTGCGCTGGTACGTTCCGCGCTTCGTCCCAACCTTGATCCCGCGTGTTTTGCGCAGCAATAGCTTGCCCTTGGCGCGCAGGGTCTTCAACTGTCTGGTGCTGGCCTGCCTCATTTCGGACACGGTCCCGGCTTGTGGCGCATGCCGCATTTCGGGCATTTGGCGGTCAGCTTCATGTCGGTCTCCGCTTCAGGTCTTCCACATCGGTCAACAGTTGCGACAGCGTCTTGGTGGTGAACTCATCCTGCCGCTGCACCATTTCGTTGGTCAGCCGGATTGCGGCTTCCAGCCCCTTGAGTTGCGCCCTGATCGGCTCCAGCGCAGCATACAGGTCTTGCGCCACCGCATCCAGCTTGGCGGCGCTCTCGGCCTTCGCCAGCCGCGTCTCATGCGCGACCAGCGAGACCGTCTTCATGTTGGACATGGCAGGTTCCCGATTGTCTCATTCGTTACAGGCGGGATCGCGCGGGCAGTAGCCCTTGGGCATGCAGAGCGCGGGATCATGGCACATGGGCGCGTAGACCCCTCGCGGCTTCGTCAGGTCCGAGAACAGCGCATGGCAGAACGAACAGCGCAGCCAGTCGATGCGCTCGCCGTCGCGCCCTGTCCCGCCCTTCAGATAGGGCCAGATCGTCGCTTGGCCTTCATGCTGGCAGATCGGGCAGGGTTTCATGGCGATTTCCCCTTGCATTACAGCGGCAGAATTATTTTCAACTATTTCACGTGAAACCTGCGTAAGCCCTCTTGCAGGGTAATTCACCCTGTGCCATAACCCGTCAGGGCCATTCCGGCCCGCAAGGGGAACTAGAATGACTGACATCACGAACCGGAACCTCGAGGCCGCGATCCTCGACCAGAAGGTCGCGGGCGCGTTCCACGGCAAGGTCTATGCCTTCGTTGCCACCGTCTCTCGGGCTGGCTATTGCCTTGGCGTGGCCGTCAAGGACGAACAGGGCTACTGCCCAATTGAGGGCAAGACCTTCACCACCTACGACGAAGCACACCGCTGGGCCTACGAACTCAACGAGCACATCGGGCTGTCCAAGGATGCGGCCTTCGACATCATCGGCTCGACCATGTTTGCGTGGGCTTGAACCATGACCCTTTTTTTGCGCGCCAAATTGCTACTCATCGTCATCTCGCTGGCGTCACCAGCCCTCGCCCAGCCCAAGTTCCCGGCCTGCGACATCGTCGCGGGCTTCAGGGCCACCTGCACTGATCCCGACGGCACCGTCTATGTCGTGCCGCAGCGACCCGACGACGATCTCGTCAGGGAAGCCCTGATGCTGGCCTACAAGATGAATGGCTCGATGGTCAGCTACGGCAGCATGATCGATCTCACCGCGCCGGTCTTCGGGACGCCCAAATACGTCCCGGTCAAGCCGCCGCCGATCGGCAAACAGAAGTAAGACAGAACCCCGCATCTAGCGGGGTTTTTCTTTGTCCACAGCCTCACAGGCCTATTGCACCACAGGGTGAAATACCCTACAACGCTGTTGTGGCATCCAGCCACGCAAGGGGAACTCCAATGACCTACACCATCGCGTTCACGCCCGAAATGCTGATTGCCATCGTTCCTGACGGCGAAGACATCGAAGCCGCTGTTGCCGCCTACGGGCGGGACGCTGGCGAAACCTTCCACGATTATGACATTGAAACCGGACTGTGCCTCACCGATGACCCAGAAGATCGTTCTTCCATCGTGTTCACATCGATACATGGCAGTTGCGGATTTCTGACGGCATCCGATGGCGCAACCTACGACTATGCGGTCAGGTGTTCCCGATGAAACCCGCCATCGCCTACATCCGCGTCTCGACGCAACAGCAGGGCAAGTCCGGCCTCGGCATCGAGGCGCAGGGTTCAGCCCTGATGCGCTTCGCCGAGACGGAAGGCTTCCTGATCTCGCAGACCTTCACCGAAGTCGAAACCGGCAAGGGCTGCGATGCCCTCGACAAGCGACCGCAACTGAAGGCGGCGCTGGCCGCAGCCAAGGAACTCGGCTGTCCCGTCATCGTCGCCAAACTCGATCGCCTGAGCCGCGACGTTGCCTTCATCGCTGGCCTGATGGCGCAGCGCGTGCCGTTCATCGTCTGCGATCTCGGCCCCAACGCCGATCCGTTCATGCTGCACATCTACGCAGCGCTGGCGGAACAGGAACGCCGCATGATCTCTAGCCGCACCAAGGTCGCGCTTGCGGCGGCCAAGCAGCGCGGCGTCAGGTTGGGCAGCCCAACCACACCGGCCAAGAACCGGGACGCATCAGTGGCCTTCGCTGAGACGATGCGGGCTGAACTGGCAGACCTCCGACATCTGTCGTCGCGCAAGATCGCCCAAGCCCTCAATGCCCGTGGCCTTGAGACCGCGACCGGCGGTCAGTGGTCGTCAAAGACCGTCATCAGACTGATCGAGAGGCTGTCGGCACCGCAAGAGGCGGGCCTGAACGGAACGTCCGGGTTACCGACATGACCCAGCGGCAACTCAGCAAGGCCTTCACCCTTCTGGGCACCACCCAGATGGGGTTCGCCCGCGCCATCGGCGTCAACGAAACCACGGTGCGGGACTGGGTCGGCGGCAGGACACGCATCCCCGGTGCCGTCGCCTGTCTGGTCAACCTGATGCTCGACACCAAGAAGGGCGTTGACGATCTGCGAGCCTGACAGGCATCGCCTTGGAATAACAAAAGGCCCCGCGAGGGGCCTTTTGTGTGTCCTGCAAGGGGAACTTGCGTGAGGTCGTGGCCTAAGCCGTCATCTCGAACACTACCTGAAACTATGTCCAAAAAGACCCGCCGTCAACTCTCGGGCTGGTCTGGTGGGGCAACACCAGCCCGTAGCACTCTCGCTATCTCTTGAAACCTTTCACCATGAACCGGGAAAAGTTCAACTGCCGCATCCGCCCATTGGGCCAAGTCTTCTAGGTAAGCGTGTTCGGTCATCGGACGGCTGCTTCCTCTTTGGTTTCATCGTTATCCGGCACGAACATGCCGCAATCGCCGTCGCACACGATCCCCCACGCGGGCGGTTTAGTTTTGTCACCTCTCCGATTGGTGAGTATCGCGGGTTCGTGAAGCATGGGATTCCTTTGATCGGCGGCGGCTTCGATCTGCTTGCGCGTGGGTTTAGTCACTGGCGCTCTCCTGTGGAGATCGCTTGGGCCTTGGTAGACAACTAGATGGCACATCGTTGCAGAGCGCGGGTTTGCCACACACCTCGCACGGTCCTCGCGATTGCGAAAATCCCGCAGGCCACTCGTTTTTCACCCGGCATTTGTCACAGTAGAACATCTTATTTCTCACAGTTTTGTCCGCTGATCGGTTCGCGGCTGGGTGCCTTGCGTTTGAGGCGCTCTATTGCAACGCAGATCGCTTCTGCATCCGGTTCGCAACCGAGTCGTTCGGCAATAACAGTCAGTGTCAAGTCAGGCTGGTTGGCAGTCGGCTTCTTGCTCATGCGCGCCATTTCTATTCTCCGGTTTGTTGGTGCTGGAAATGCGCCCGGCATCGGCCGCCAATGCGTCAGGTAACCCTCAATCCACGATGTGCGGGTATGGTTCTCGCCGTCCCATGTGCGCCATGCACCTTCCCAAAAGAAGGCTTCGCCGACGCTACGATCTTCCATTTCGCGACAGACCAGAATGTTGGTCCCGTCCTTCGGCGCCGTCGCTATCGGTTGCCACTCCCTCACGTCCCCCGCCATCAGGAAGATTGTGTCATTTGCGCTTGTCCTGATCCTTCCACCACCGCCCCAACCGGTAGCCTGCTTCCGCCAAAGCCTGCGCCGCATGATAGCGCCCGTGCGCCTTCGAATGATAGCCCAGCATCAGCCCGAGATCGGACAGCGATGTCCCGGCGCAGGCGACCTGATCCGCCACCACCCCCAGCCGCTTGCCGATCGCCGCCTTGGCATCGCGGTACGCATCGCGGTGATCCTGCTGTCTCTCCGATTTTGCCAAGCCAGACATCAGCGCCGGATCGAACGCAAAAACCCGGTCGAGATCGATCGAGTTCAATGACCCTTGCAGGCCGCCAGCGAGCCAGTGGAGAGCGTAGCGCTTGAGAGCCGAATATTCCTCATCGGAAATCTTCTGACGCATCCACGCCCGCCCCAGACTGTCGTCAAGCATGCTGTAGCGGATGTTGGATTTGCCGCGCCCGGTCTTGTGCAGGAACCCGCCCGCGTGGTTGAGGCGCTCATCAGTCGGGCGATTGGGTTCTTCAGGCTGCGAAGCACCTTCTGCGACCTGCGCCCTCGCGTAGTGCCTCAAGATACACCTCAGCTAGTAGTGAGAAAGAAAGAGGCTTGGCAATGTGTCCCTCGCGGAGGGAGCGCGCTTATCCAAATAGCGCTCTTGCGACCGCAGCGCCCTTCTGTTTGCTTGCTTACTTGCGTTTCGAGGATGCCGCGCGCGAAGATGATCTGCGTCGCAAAAGCCTGTCAACCTAAGTTATTCAGATTTGGAGAGGAACATGTGGATGGGAGCGCTACACTTTCTGTAGCGCGAATAATCTTGAACCGATCCCACGGAATTTGCGCCATCGGCTCGATGTCATAGGGCTGGTTGCGATCCGTCCTGCCACCGATCACCAGCCCATACTGGTGGTGGGTGATGTCGGTCGCCGCGATCACGCCGTCGCTGAAGCGGGCATACAATGCGCTGCGCAAGCCCGTGACATCGTGCAGCCAGTGCGCCGCCATCAGCTTGCCAACCGAGATGTTGTAGCCTTCCTTGTATCTGCCGAAGGCGAAGCTACGACATTTGGCTTCGAAGAACTGTTTGGGTTGCTGCGCAAAACTGTTGTCGGCCTTGTAGAAACAGCCGTCGAGCCGGTAGCCGAATGGACTGAGCCAGACATAGCCGTCGAAATGGTAGCGCCGCTGCACGAAGTCGGCGATCTCGGTCTGGTTTAAGCGATCCGCCTCAGTCTCGTTTTGCATTTTCGACAAACCGCAGATAGTCGTACTTCCGCACCTTGCCCATCTTGCCGCCCTTCTCGATGGAATGGCGCACGGTCAGCTTCTTGTTGATCAATGCATCGAGCATCGCCTGCGGATTGGTCTCGACTTGCACGATCTCGACATCGTGTTCGGCACCGTACATCCGGCCCCAGATCGAATAGCGTTTTTTCATGGTTGTTCCACCCGCGCCTGCTGATAGCTGATTGCCAGTTCGAACGGATTGATGCCGTGGCTGGCCCACCATTTCAGTTCGTCGCCCGCCGCATGCTGTTCGTCATGGTGCGGGCGGCACAACGGCACCGCCCACTTGTCCGATGACTTCATGCCAAGCCCGCCATAGGTCTTGCCGTGGTTGACGCTGCCGACGCGCAGATGCGCGGCCTCGGCAGGACGACCGCACAGCGCACAGGGCTGTTCGCGTATCCATGCGAGATACGCCCAGTCGCGCACGCGCTTGTGCTTGGCAATCATACTCCACACAT